TGTTCCGTCAAGGCCGTTCGCGCCGGGTTCGCCCCGCGCACCTTTGGCGCCGGGTTCCCCCTTCTCGCCCGGCGCGCCCGGTTCGCCCTTTTCCCCGGTAAGCCCTTGTTCGCCGCGTTCGCCGGGTTCGCCTTTTTCCCCGCGTTCGCCGGCCGGGCCGGGCTCGCCGCGTTCCCCGCGTTCGCCGGGCTCGCCCTTTGCGCCCGGTTCGCCGGGTTCGCCTGGATCGCCTGGAATTCCCTGTTCGCCGCGTTCGCCGGGGGCGCCGTCCGCCCCGTCTTTCCCGTCTATGCCGTCTTTGCCATCGGCGCCGGGCGGGCCGGGTTCGCCCTTTTCGGTTCCCTCCCATTCCATGGGAATCCGCCGCTCATATTCGGCTAGCAGTTCAAATTGGCGCTGTTCGAGCCCCTCGAATATGCGTTCGTAATCGACAAGCCTTTCAGCGTAGCGCACGCATAGTTCGCGGATCGACAAGCCCAATTCGGTTTCGGTAGCCTTGGCCGCGCCCGCAACCTGTTCGGCGATATCGGCGCGCATTTGCGCCTGCATTGCTTCGACGCCTTCCGAAACGCCGCGCATGGCGGAAAGCAGTTCCTCGGAAAGCTGGACGATCTTTGAAAGGCTGCGCTCTTCCGATGCGGAAAGCGCCGCGTCTATCGATTCCCGCTCATGTTTCATGATCCGGGCCATGGCTTCCGTGAAGCCCTTCGGGGCGACCAGCTCGTTCATGCCCGCGCCCTCGCCTGCTTATACTCTTCGAAGTCGAAGATTTCGGCGCCCTTGTCGGCGTCGGCGGGCGCGGGCTCTTCGGCCGGTGGCGCGCCGCCGCCGGGTTGCGGCGCCATATCCGACTCCCACCACGAAAGCGGGACCACTTGTTGTTGAACGCGGGGTTCCTCGCCGTCCTTCGCTTTCGCCAAGCCCTCAAGGGCGCGCGCTTCGTTCGGCGCGTAAATGCCGCCAAGCACGCCACGCACAAGCGTTTCAATGCGCGATTTGCTGTCTGGCCTCAGAAGGGCTTCCACGTCGAATTCGGTATATTCGACTCCGACTTCGATCCGGAAAAGCTTGTCAAAAGCCAATTCGCACTGATCGAGGTAATAGCCCAAGCCCTGCCGCAACCACATCATGATGAGGTTTTCGGAATTGTTGTACGTCGCCCCGTCCATGTCGTTAATCAGCGCCAACGGGACGCCGAAAATCATTGCAATATCTTTCTTGGAAAGCTTGAGCGATTCAACAATCTGCAGTTCTTCGGGCTTGAAACCTTGGGCGCCCCATTTGAGGCCGGCGGTAAGGATTGGAACGCCGCCTTGGTTGACGCCCTTGGCCTGCTCTTCCCAACGTTCGCGAAGTTCCCGCACTTGTTCCTTTGTTAAAATCAGGTCCGTGGAAAGCACGCCGGAAGGCCGCGACATGTTGCGGAGGAATGCCGCAAAGCCGCCGGTCGAAACGTCAACCGGGCCGCTTGCTGCAATGAGCGGCGACTCCCCGGTAAGCGGGTCTTCGGGTTTCGACGGGCCGCAAAAATGCAGCATGTCGCGTTGCGGAACTATCCAGCGGGCGCCCCGGCCAAATTCCGGGTCTAGCCGGTAGTTCAGAATAGGGTTGCCGCCAACCGAATAGAAAACCTCGCCGTCTTCGCCGTAGAGCGCGCGGGTCGCGCGGCTGGAAACCTGATGCAGTTCCGTGATTTCGTTCCGGTCGTTGCGCAGCGCGATAGCGTAGGAATTGCCCTCGGCGAGAAGCCAAATCACCATATTGCGCAAGAAATCGAGACGGGTTTGGTAATCGTTCGGCCGCTGCAGCACGCGGGAAAGCGCGGACGTGGTGATTTGTTCGGTTCCGTTATTGTCCAGCTTCTTCATATGCCGGCCGGGCAACTGCGAAATGGTACGGGCATAAAGCATGATGCAGGAATAGGCGACCGCGTTCCAACCGCCGGGGATCGGATCATAACCGAGTTGGCCGTAGTTCATGCCCCACGCGAACGGTATCCAGCCCGCATCCGTGTAGCCGGCAGGGCCGGCCGTGGGCGGGCCGGGGCGGCTTGACCAGTTGCCAAGGCCCATAAAGCCGGCCATGCGCTGCAGCCAAGTGCGGGCTTCACCTTCGGCCATGGTTCAACCTGTCTGTTCGGATTTCTTCGGCCGTCCAGGCCCGCGCGGTTTTACGACCTCTTCCGGCGCCTCGGGCGCGTTCGGTTCGGGCGGCGCCGGCCCCACGTCGATAATCGGGGCGGCCGGTTCGGGCTTGCGCTTCGGGCGTTCAGAGGGGCCGCCGGTTTCAAGCATGCGGTTTGAATACCTGCCAACGCCCCGGCGCTTGTCGGCTTCGTCTGCCGCCTTTTCGAAATAAGCGTCCGCCTTCTTGTGCGGGCCGCGCGTCGGCACTGTTGCCCGGCGGTTGTTGCCTACCGGCTCGGCCCAACCTTCGGAAATCGCGGTTTCCAGATCCTCGGCGGGCATTTCAACCATGCGGCCGGCGCGAACGCCCTTGATGATGTGCGCAAGCTTTTTCATGACTTCTTTCCTTCGGCGAGCGCAGCCGGTTGCGGTTCCCGGTTGCCTTACGGGCAATGGGCGGCCCCGGTTACGGCGCCGCCCATCCTTGCGAAATCAAGCGAAACGCCGTGGCTCACCACGTAATTGCGTTGACCTCGACAACCATTCCCGGCCGGCGCATGGCCCAATCGATATCCAGCAACATGCGGACGCCGATTGTTGCGGTCTGCCAAAGCGAGCGAACCGGGGTTGCGACCACTGCAGCGCCAGCGGCGCCGGTAGCGATCGGAAGAACGGTGCCGGGAATCGGGATTGCCTCCGTTGCCGGGTAACTTCCGTCTTCCTCATGAATGGTCGCCTGATCCGAAACGTCGAATTCCGGGGTGTCTCCCGAAGCCGTTGCGAAGTCGGCGGCACGCACAAGCAAGAGCACATCGGCCGGAACCGCCGTGCTTGAGATAATCGGGAAGCCTGCCAGGCTACCGGAGTTGACGGCATCCCGGAAAGGATAGACGCCAACGGCGGTAGAGGCCCATTGCAGCTTAAACACGTTGGACGGGTTCAAGAGCCATGCAAGGCCGCTTGCGGCATTGGCGGCAATGAACGGCTGCATTGCTGCCGCGATATCGTCCGTCATGGCGTCAACCCCGCCGCCTGCCGTGCCGGCAATCGGAACCACGCCGTTCAGGAGGCCGGCCGGGCGGATTGCCGTCGCCGGGTTATTGTCGAGAAGCGCCGCGTCAATGGCTACGGCGGTATCTTCGAGAATGCCTTCCCGGATCAGGCTTTCGATGGCGGGCGTCGAGTGCATCGCCATTTCGCGGGTGTAAGTGGAAATGACACCCATTTTGTGCGGGATAAGCGAAATCGAGCCGGTAGAGCCGCGACGGACTGGAATCGGCTGGCCTTCGCCAACGAATGCGCCGGCAAGATCGCCGGGGGCGCGGCGCGCATGAGCGCGCGACGGGATTTTGATTGAGCCATTGCGGCCGAACGTGAATTGCGCGCCCATGGCACGAAGGGCGCCATAGGTGGAAACCGGCCGAAGGGATTCGAGGAAGTCGGCGATTGCCGTTTCGACCAGTTCGGCGGCCCAACCGGCAACGGTCGTTTGCGCCGGGTTCGTTACGGCCTTGATTACCGCGTCCATGTCCGCCCGTTCCGGGTACGTCAGTTGCCGCACGAAATCGAGCGGTTGACGGTTGGCGTGGGCGCGCAGATTGATAACGGCCATTCTTACCAGAAGGTCACGCGGCCGTTCTCCCGCCCCGCGCCGCATGACGGTCGGGTCGGTAACCACGCCGGGCGCAACAATCTGCTGGCGGTCGGGCGTGCGCTGCGAGGCGGCGAGGCCCTTGGCCTTTTCCGTGGCGCGGAGGCGTGCAAGTTTCCTTTCGCATGCGTCGATAAGCTCGCAAGCTTCATCAAACGCGGTGCCTTCTTCGTCTGTCAGTTCCTCCCCGTTCGACTGCTTCTCGTGGAGCGGGGCGTTACGATCCTGCAGCGCTACAATTTCGTCTTGTAGCGCCTGAATCTGTTCAGCAAGGGTTTTCATGGGATTGTTCCGCTTGATCGCGGGGGGGCGGCCTGACGCGGCGGTTTTGCCGATGTTCGCGGCGGCCGGCTGTCTTGCCCCTGTCGCGGGGATCAGCTTTGCGCGCACTGCCTCGGCCAGCAGTTGTTCAGCTTCGCCGGCTGTTAGGCCGGGGTTCTCGGAACGGATAAGAACGGCGGAAGGATTGGCCGGAACGCTCACCACGGAGCATTCGAGAAGCTGTTGCTTCTGGTAGCGGTAACCGCCGTCTCGAGAATTTTCGATGGGTTCCCATTTGGTCGGCCGGAAGCCAACCGAAACGGCTACAAGCATGCCTTGAGCAATCAGCTTGCGAACCTTGTCTATCGTGTCGCTCGTGCCTTCGGCGGCGAGTTTCAGCGCGCCTACCAGGCGCGTGCCTTCGACCTTGACGTTTTGCCAAACGCCTATCGGTTCGTTGTGATTGTGATTGAAAAGCGCAATGGGGTTTGCGGTGGCGCCTTTGAAGCGGGATAAATCCCACCCCTTGGCCTCGATAATATCCCCCACGCTATCGACTGTTTCGTCAGACAGAACGAAGGTCGGCAGATCGTCAGACGCGTTTCCGGCCTTAATCAGAAAACCGAATTTGCGGACGATATCCATGGCGGCAACCTCAAGGTTGCCGGCCTAGCTAGACCCTTTTTTGTATCACGTGATTTACAGGGCAGAACTTTTGCTGGACCGCCTCAATAGCCCGAACGGTTCTATAGAGCGGTTCCCGGCCCTCACCTTCGGCCAAGCGCCAAACCGTCATGCGGCTAAGCCCGGCGCGGCGGGCGATTTCAGCGCGGCTTAACCCTGCCGACTCAAGGCCCGCTATCATGGCTTGAAATTGTTCGGTTTGGTTCGGCATGAGCGCGATTATAAATCTAGTACGATTAAAATAAAACAGCCCGGAAACGCATGCGCCTCCGGGCCTCAATCAGTCGGCAGGCGTTCCCGCCCCGGCTCTATATCCAGCTTTCGACAATCACGGCGTCGTCGTCGGGTTGGCGGGGAATGCGAACCAACCCCATACGCCGCATGACAAGCTGCAGCGTCTCAAGCGTCGGCGCTGTGTAGTGGTCGCCGGTCGGCGTGCTGCCGCCCGATTTCACCACATGGCGCCGCGCTACGTAATCGTTCGGGTAATCCGCCGGGTGCGCGGTAATCGTCCAAATATCGAGGCCGTCTGTCGTCATGGCAGGCCCGCCAAAATGTAATCGGTGACTGTCGCCAAAAAGGCCGTGAAGGCTACGAATGCAACAATGCCGGCGCTGGCCTTGAGCAAGCAGCCGGCAACGATTTTCGAAAGTTCGATCATGGGTTCCTCCCTCCCCACGTGGGCCGGGGCATTTGCGCCCCGGCGGTCAGTATCTCAGCACCACGCCTTTGCCGGGCAACGGTTGACTTGGCCGTACAACGAACCCCGGCGCGGTTGGTAATCTTGCGTTCCGCGCTGGCCGGTGTACGGGTTCGTGTTGCCCCGATAGGTGTAATTGTTCGATTGATACTGGTCGGCATTCGAACGGTAGTGGGGCGCCACATACGTTCCGCGCTTGGTCACATAGCCATTGACGAACTGGTCGGCGCTGGCGGCGGAACCGAATGCGGCAAAGGCAACGGCGGCGATAAGCAATTTCTTCATGATTTCCCTTTTTCTGGCGTTATTCAGGCCCGCACCATTGCCGGCGCTGAATCTGGTATTCCGGGCTCACGCAAAGCCGGGAATTTCGGTCGGGGCCGTAAACCGGCCCGTCAATTCAGTGTGGAGTCGTGGCGCTCGTTGTTGAGTTTCGCCATTTCAAGCGCGACCGCGAGAATGTGTTCGCCTACCTCTTTGCGGTCGTTTTCGATCTGATACCGGGCCAAGAACCGCGCCAGCAATTCGCTAAGGGAGCCCGCGATTATGCGCGGGTCCGCGTCGGCTACCTTGGCCCAAAAATCGTCAATCTGCTTTTCAGCTTCGGCGCGTTGCTCGGGTGTCGTTTTGCTCATGGTTTTCCGGTTCCTATGGCTTGGCAACGGCGGGCGTGCTGCCGCCCTTGTAAAGCGTCTTGAGAGTCGGCCCGTATAGCTTGAGGTAGTCTTGTGTCTCGGTATAGGCGCGCATAAGCACAAGCCTATCGGCCTCATTTTGACACCCCGGCTGGCCGAGACTTTCCACCATGGCGCCCGACCCGGCCTCTATCATTGCGACCCCGTCGAGTGTGCCGTTACCGATCCAGCCAGTGATGAGTTTGGCAACGGCTTGGTCTGCCTCGTTGCCTGTAGCGCCATTGCTGAAACGAACGCGGGCAACTTCGGCGAATAGATCGTTTCCAAGAACGGGCACAATCTTCTTGTCGAAAAGAACATTGTACTCGTCTTGACATGCTTGGGACGCCGCATCGAGGGCCGGATTGCCCGCATGGGCAACGGTGGCGACGGAGGCAAGCGCAAGGGATGCCGCAAGCGCGGTTTTCAGAATTTTGACAGTCATTTCGTTTCCGTTTCTTAAGGTTGGGAGAGTTTGATTTCTTGCCGCTCGTTTTCGTCCTTCGCGGCCTCAAGCATTCGATTTGCTTCATGTGGCGGAACGCCGTTCGCAACAAGGAACCTGATTACCGGGTGTTGCGTGCCCTCGATCCGCGCCAATTTACCGGAAACCCAAATCGAGTAATGGCCCCGGCATAACCCGCTTTCATAATAAACGCGGGAATAGGTGACTTTGATTGCCGCTGTCATTTCCGGAACCTGTCGCGGCCCATGGTGGCCGGATTCCGATAATAGCAATCCGTCCGCTTTCCGGACGTGTAGCAACGCGGCGCGGGGTATCCCCCGAGGCGCGGGCTATAGTGGTTGAATACCTTCCTGCCCCTATCATTCTGATAGGTGTAGCCGTCCGGTGTCGGGCGGTAGCGGTAGCGTTCCCCGGCGACGGCGGGCGCGGCGGCGACAAGCGCGGCGGCGATAAGTATGGCGGCGCGTATCTTCATGGGTCCGCTAGTGAATAGGCCCGCCGTTGGGTTCGAACCGCACTTGAAGTTCCAAGCCCTGCAGCGCGCATTCCATGACAAGTTTGGCGTCGATGATTTCGACTCCATCGTCGCCGCCAAAAGACGCGACTTTGTTGTCATACCAACCTTCGGGGTCGGTTTCCGGGTTGCACTCTTCGGCGTAAACAACGGTGTGCTTGACGCCCTGCTCACGCTCGGGCGTGACGCCGTTGTGCATGATGTAAACGCCTTCGTCGCCGACAAGCCAAAAGCACGGCGCCGGGTATTCGGTTTGCCCGTAAACAGGCAGGGTTCCGGCTTTCCAGCATTCGACGGCCTCGGCGGCTAATTTCATGAGGCCGTAGGGCTTGAATGTGAGTTGCATGATAACCCCCTTACTTATCCGCCGGGGCGGACGGGACCGGGCTTGTTCCCGAGAAAACCCCGGCGGCAAACCAATTCCCGAGCAAGCCGGGAAGCACGGCCCCGAACGCGTCGATGCGCTTCAAAAGCGCTTGCTTGTCTGTCGGGTTGTCGCAGCCGGGCACGGCGCCGTCATGGGCATGCGTCATTACGCCCATTTTCGCGCCCATGAGGGCGGCAAAGTCGATTTTCCGCACCCACATTTCCCCGAAACTGATTTTGTTGTCCATCCAGCGGGCAAAGTCGGTTTCGCTGTTTCCGAGAAGGGGCAACGCGTCCTTCCTCATTTCCGCGATATATCCGGCCTTACAGGCTTCCGAATACGGGTTGGCGGCGGCTACTTCGTCATAGTTGACGGCTTTCGGCGGCGCTGCAGTGCTTGCGGCATTGTCTGCAAAAGCAGGCATGGCGAAGACAACTGCCAGGGCGGCGGCTGCAATCACGGTTTTCATTGCGATTTCCCTCAGAACTGGCGGGCACATTTACCCCCATTACGAGTATTATGTATCAATTCGGCCCGCCTAATTCAAGCGCCCCTAAAATTTTGCACTATGGAAAACTTTAGCGCGGCTTGCATTATGCGAGAGTACACGGCACTATCCCTGCGTTGAAAATCGAGCAGGGAGATTGCGGAATGCTTTCAACGGCAACGAACCACGCCGCGCCGATCCGGCAGACGTGGTTGGAGGATCAATCGGAATACACATTCAAAGACGCAAGCGAGCTTTGCGCCTTCGTAGCCTCGGAAATCCGGCGTTCGCGGAAGAAATATACAAAAATTGCGGACGGCGCCGGGTGTTGTACGTCCACGGTTTCGAACTTGGCGAACGGAACCACGCATTACCCACGCCTTGCGACGGTACTTGAAATCCTTCGTGTTCTTGGCTTCGCTATGGTTGTCCGCCCATGATTGACGCTATCGGCCAGATCGATGCGGTAATCGAGCAGCACTTAAAAGAGATTGACAGACTGAACACGGCGCGTTCAGTCCTGCTAGAACTTACCGCCAACCCAAACCGCGTAAAAAATGCGGTAATTGAAAAACAAAACCGGGGACAAGGAATCACAATTCGGCGCTTGGGCGCCCCTCCGGTTGTATCCCATGACCCGGCGGCGGCGACAAAAGGCGCCGTCCGCCCAAAATCCGGCGCCGGCCCGAAAACCTCCCCCGGCGGTGGAAATGGCTCAGTGAAAGCCAAATCAAACGCCGCCAAGTCCGGGCAAGTAGCGGCGAACCACAATCCGGACACTAAGGCGGAAAATACCCTTCTCGGGAACCGTATCTTGAAGGCCCTTCTACAAGGCCCGCTAGACTCCCCGGCTCTCGGGCCGCTCCTTGGCTATGGGCCGGGGGAGGATCGTCAACGCATGTACCAGCGGCTCTATGACTTGCGCGTCAACGGCTTCCTTGAGCGCTTGCCGGGCAAGCTTTACCAAATCACGCCCAAGGGTTCGGAACGGCTAACGGAAACGGCCAAGGAACTCGCCGAACAAGACGCCACATAAGCGGAAGGGGAGGAAGCAACACCTTTCATGTGTGGCCGTCTCGCGCCGCCGGATACATGCCTTGGGAGGGGCATTCCGGCGGCGTTCGTTATGATGAGGGAGAGGGAACGGCCATGGCCGAAGAACTGAACGAAGCCGAAATTACG